TCAACGCCATTGCCAGGCGAGGAGATAGTTTCTCAAGTCATAGGCTCTCGTGGGCTTAAGAACTTAGGCGGTCGAGTGCAAGAGGAATATGACCGCCTGCTTACTTCATGGGCTGAGGCGGTCCGATTCTATATTGAGATGCGGGATGACATAACCATCTCTACCTTGATGAATGCTATTAAACTTCCCCTACTTGCTGCTGAATTTGACGTAGAGGCGGCTTCTGATTCTGAGGTAGATGTAGCTGCTCGGGATTGGCTATGGGATGCTATGAACAATATGCATCGGCAAACCTGGCGCAGTCATGTTCAGGATATGCTAGAAGCTCCAGAGTTTGGTTGGGCGATTGCGGAGATTGTTCTAGAGAAGCGTTCTGATGGACGATTGTGGATTAAGAACATTGACCCTCGTGGGCAGGAAACCCTCTACCGTTGGGAGTTTGACGAGTTTGACCATACAGTGGCATTTGTACAGCAAGATCCTGATACTGGTAGGATAGCCTCGATACCTATGTCCAAGACGGTTCATGTGACGTTTGGGGGCAGGAAAGGGAATCCTCAAGGCAGGGGAATGTTTAGGGTTTTATTCCGGACATGGCGATTCCTTAAGAACATTGAGAACCTTGAGGGCATTGGATTGGAACGTAATGTAGGCGGGATGCCGGTAGCTACACTGCCACCAGAGCCTTTAAGCGGGCAAGACATAGATGATTTGCAAGCGGCACTTAGGGATCTTCGCATGGATGAGGAGATGTATCTTATCCTTCCGAGTGGCTTGACAATAGCGCCCTATAGTGGGTCAATTAATGTCACGCCTTTAAGCTTAGTGATTAACCGCAAGCAGCAAGAGATACTGCAATTAGGCTTTGCACAGTTTATCAAACTCGGTATGAATCAAGTCGGCACGCAAGCTCTAGTCAAGGGGTCTCAGGACTTCTTTGTATTAGGGCTAGAATCAATTCAGCAAAACATGCTTGAAGCTTGGAATAGTCAACTCGTACCTTTCATCTTCCAGTTCAATGAATTTAGCTTCCCAGGCATGAGTGGTTTCCCGAAGATAGTATGGCATCAACCTGGTAAGACTGATATTAATAGCGTATTGGATGCCTACAATAAAGCTATAGGCGCTAAGGTTATGACTCCGCTGCGGCAGGATGAAGAGTTCTTCCGAGGAGAATTAGATTTAACTGACTTACCCGATGGTGTGGGTGAAGAGGTTAGAAGTATAAGTGAGGCTCCATTTAGTCCTTTTAGTGACAATGTATTTAAGAGTACTTTTGCCGCTGCAGATCCAGCACTTCGAACTGGTCCAGGTAATGATAAAGCCGAGGACATAACTAATAATCTCCAAGCATCTATGGTAGACATATATGACAAATGGGCTAAGGATGCTAAGACCGTCATTCTATCGGCTGTTAATCGCGGCATAGACCAAGGTGATTTAGGAGTTATTGTTAAAGGTAGGTTAACCGAATTAGAAACTAAGCTCCTATCATCTCAGAAAGATGGTATTACCGGTGCGCTTAATCTATTTGTCAATACGGCTTTAAATCCTAGTACTCGGATACAAGGTGTGACGGCTGTCTTACTATCGCAAGCGGCTGAAGGAATGCGTACTGGTTTAATCCCATCCATTCAAGAAAGGATATCTACTAAACTTCGTGTAGCCGGAACTATTGATGCTACTCATCTGGATGAGATCTTCAATAGCGCTCGTGCATCAGTAGCTGCAAGTGCGGGCTATGCATGGGCTGGAATATTTCTAGGTCTGTCTGCAGCTGGTCAAGACATGGAAGAAAGGACTGGTGTATCTCAGCGGGTTCGATGGGTTTTGAATCCTACTGCTAAACATTGCGTAGAATCAGAGGGGCATTTCGGATGCCCTAGTCAAGCAAGGATTTATGACTCATGGGCTGCATTGGAGACTGTACCGGCTGGACAGGTAACTTGTCGAGGGAACTGCCGATGCAGACTGGAAGTGGAAAGCGCACCTAATAGTAATGTTTGGGTACAGGGGTTGCCAGGCTTTACTCCATAAGATACAATGTGATGTAGGAATAAAGCCTAAGGATCACGTGCGCTATGAAAGTACTGGTAACCGGAGGAGCGGGTTATCTCGGCTCCATTCTTTGTGAACGACTCCTGGATGAAGGTTACGATGTTACAGTTCTTGATAACCTCACCTATGGCCCTGGTAGCCTATTCCATCTAGCCCATAATCCCCACTTCCATTTCATCCAGGGCGATGTTAGGTTTACTGGGCTAATGGCATCCTTAGTAAGTAAAGCCGATGTGATTATTCCTCTTGCCGCTATCGTTGGCGCACCTGCTTGTGATGCCAAGCCTATAGATGCCGCAGCAATAAACTACACTGCCATTAAAGACCTTGGTAAACTAGTCACAAAGCCTCAACTCATCATCTACCCAACTACTAACTCTGGCTATGGCACTCAAGCCGATGGGGTTCTTTGTACAGAGAATACGCCACTGACTCCCATCTCGCTGTATGGCAAGACTAAATCAGAAGCCGAAGTCTATTTGTTGAACAACTACACCCACACCATAACTCTTCGCTTGGCAACAGTATTTGGATGTTCGCCACGTATGCGGTTAGATTTACTGGTTAATGACTTTACCTATCAAGCATATACTAATGGTTATATATCTTTATTTGAACCCCATTTTATTCGCAACTATGTTCATATTCGAGATGTAGCGGATTGCTTCCTCCACTGTCTTGAAAATGAATCAACCATGAGAGGACATGCCTATAACCTGGGACTGGATAGCGCCAACATCTCCAAGGCTGATTTGGCCTTGAAGATTAAAGATCATCTACCTAACTTCCAAATCTATCATGCCAATGAAGGGAAAGATCCAGACCAGAGGAATTATCGTGTCTCAAATCAACGGCTACGAGATGCGGGTTTTGAAGCCACTCGTACCTTAGACCAGGGAATTGAAGAACTCATCAAAGGATATCGTATGATGGGACGAGGGAATTATAAGAATGTTTAAGCGATTGTGGTTTATGTTTTTGGTATTAACGCCATTGAATCATCGGATGAATGGATTCCGTTATACTTATTTAGATATGATGTCTAAGAGGATTAAATAATGTTAGATGTCAATCAATATATACTGGAACATATCGCAACTATAGATAGCTTATATTGGGATTCTATAGAACGGGAGCATATTGAAGAATCCGCTCTATTGCTAATGAAAGCATTTCGCAATGGCAATCAACTTCTAATTTGTGGCAATGGTGGCAGCGCTGCTGATGCCCAACACTTCGCTGCTGAACTAGTTCCTATGGGATTGCCAGTAATAGCCTTGACCACTGATACATCGGTTCTAACTTCCATTGGCAATGATGCAGATTTTAGTAAGGTATTCTCGACCCAGGTTAAAGCCTATGGACGCATGGATGATGTTCTACTTGGCATTAGCACCAGTGGCAAATCGGTGAATGTACGTTTAGCCTTAGCACAAGCGCATCTACAGGGGTTATCAACTATTGCACTTACTGGACAAGCAGGTATAATTGGAACTAGTGCTCATCCGACGATAACGATTAAAGTCCCATCGGCTAACACTCAGCATATCCAGGAAGCCCATATTATGATTATTCATATCTTGTGGCAATGGATTAAAACTGAATTAGGGTAAAAGAGGCTCTATGGTTATTATGACTCGGACGCCATTTAGGATTTCATTCTTAGGTGGCGGTTCTGATTATCCGGAATGGTATACCGATCATATGGGTATGGTAGTTGGCGCTACCATTAACAAATACTGCTACATCACCTATCAACCGCACCAGGAACAATTTCGTATCCTCTATTCCAAGCTAGAGGAATGCGCAACGGTTCAAGAGATATCTCATCCAGCAATTAAGGCTTGTTTGGAATACTTGAATCTGACTTCTCCAGCTGGCATATTTCATGCATCTGATCTTCATGCCCGTAGTGGCATTGGTTCCTCATCGGCATTTGTTGTGGGCTTATTAAAAGCACTTTATACTTCCATCAACATCCAGCCCAAAGATCTTTCGGGTGATGCAATTCGCATATTCTGGAATGTAAACATAACCCGCTTCCACTAGACCAGTACCAGATGAAGCACGTCGCCACTTATCCTGGTCTGCTGCTACTGCTATAACGGGTAGTTGCTTAGAGCGTAGTTCTTGGATTAAAGATTGTCCAGACGCCTTATCCTCTACTCTAATGGTAGAGGGATTATAAATCTTAGCTTGTGTTATAGATGCTCTAAGTAGGTCAGGCCATTCTAGTCTTTGACGTAATACATCTATGAGATAGAGCTTGCCATCAGTAGACTTGCCCCATGTCGCACATACGCTATAGTCGTTAGAGGTTTTGGCTTTGAAGGCAGTATCCCAGAATTGAACCACATCCTCAATGTTGTTAGGGAGAGCAGAATATCGCTTCCACCATTCCCGACGGAATAGATTGCCACCGGCCATATCTGCCAGCTCGCCCATATGCATACGTCTGAATTCCCAATCCTGCATTCGAAGGCGTGCTTCATCCATCGCTTCTTGGGAGTAGTTAGGATTAGACGTAGATTGAAAGTGAACCATCTTCAGAAAAGTAGGATCCTGAGCTTTAGGATGCCCTAATATTTCCTTCTTCACCCATCGCACATGCCTGGGTGTGCCAGTGAGCAGGACATAGCCTCGTCGCATGCTAGTCCTCTCCATAGCACGGCGGTAAGCCGCAACAGGACATTCATCAAATTCATCTATCCAAGCTGACTTAACGTGCGCCCCTTCCCACCCGACTAAGTCATTACCTGATGCAAAGAAGATCCTTGACTTGGTACCAGCTCGACATTCTATCCAACGGTCTTGAATATGCAGTACGGGATCTTCACCCATGTAGGATAGGAATTGGATTAGAGTAAAGCGGTCTGGGTCTGGTTGGTTGGTAATAACACGGTTCAATAGCCCATAGTCAGGAAAGCCTAAAAGATGCGATTCACCTGGATATGCGCTCATATTCCGATAAACCCACCAATAGCCTAGAGAGGTTTTCCCGCCACCTTGACCAGCAGGGACGCAGGTTACCCTAGCCTTAGAATGAAAGGCTTCCCATTGACCCTTGTGGAATGAATCTGGCGACAGAAAGCCTTGGGGTAAGACAGTCTTGGATGAGAGTATATTCATATGTGTAGTCATAGAGTTAGTATAGCATGGACTATGGGTACCATAAAAGAAGAGAGCCATTGCTGGCTCCCTTCAAGATACTTAGATACTGGATGTCTTAAGTGCTATGTTGATCGTCATCTCCATCGCCATCCCCTGGGAACTTATCCAATATCCAATTCAGAGCATCAACGATACTACCCATGCGGTTGCTCTGGCGCTCAAGATCCTCTACCACCAGGTTATGTTGGGTAGTAAGAATTGCTACCTGCTTATTAAGTTTCTCGACTTGCAGTATCAGAGCAGCGATTTGTTCCTTTTCCTTCATGTCCTCAAAGTTAGTCATGACAGGAGCCTCGGGAATAGCCGATGAGGACTGAGCATCAGGGGCATCTAATTCAGGGATTGATTCGTTGCTGATATTCAGGAAGGGCAGGCTATGGACAAAATCGCTAAGGGTATTCAGGATACCTTGCAGAAAGCCAATCTTCTCTTCTATCTCGACATCCTTGGCGGCAAGGGCGGCTGTCTGAGCTTCAATGGCTGCATCCTTCGCAGCTTGCTCGTTGACGATAACTTCCAGTTCATCCATTAAGGAACTCTGACCATCGGTGTTGTTACGAATAGCTTCCAGAGATTGTTCAAGCAGTGTACCTTGAGCGGTTACAGTTTCCTTGAGCTTGGCCATCTCCAGGAGCATAGGATCGGTTGCTATGGGTGCGGGAGTAGGCTCAGGAGTAGGAGTAGGCGTAGGCTCCACTATCACTGGTTCAGGAGTTGGCTCAGGTGTCGGTTCTCCTACCACTGGCTCACTCTCACCATAGAGAGTAAGATTGGTAACCGATCCAGCCCCACTTATTCCTCCACCACCGTCAATGCTGAATTGCACTGGCTCACCAATACGATCCGTTACACAAGTCTTAAGCAACCGA